CTATTGGTTCTGATTTCAGTATAGTTACCGAAAACTTCTCCACCAGTTACAAATTCAAAGTAGGAAGCATCGTGACCAAGGCGCTTGCAGGTGTTGTTATAAAACCTTGCATTAGTTCCTGTTCTAACTCTAAAAGCATCGGCCAGGCTGTCATGTATGTACATGTCATGGCAAGTACAGTTTGTTGCATTGGTGAAGTAAATATTCATGTAATAACCGTCACCACGCGATTCAGCCTGATTTGTATCGTTTCCATCAATTTCAAAACCATAAATTTCTACGCCTGAAATTGATGTATTTCTATTTCCGATAAGCGGAACTCCTGTAGCCCAACCAGCACTATTTTTCAGCTTTATGCAAGCTGTAGAGTCTCCAGTAATTATAATACTGGAGCCTACAAGCAACTTGCTGCCTATTATATACTTGAAAGGGCCTTTAAAATATACTGTAGTACCTGGGTTTGAATCCGCATACAAGAGAGCATTATTAATTTCAACGTGATCGTCTACACCATCACAATTATAATCTCCGGTTCCATCACCAGCTATGTATATTGTAGCCATCGTTTTTCCTCAATTTGAAGCAAGAGCATTTCTCAAGCTTCTCGCACTTTCGCCTGTTTTATAGTTGTTCTGAGTTCCGATTTTTATGTTTGTAGCTGAAATTTTTCCCTGGTTTCCAGTTTGCTGATTACTGGTAGATTTCTGAATAGTTCCAGTTATAGCGAATCCAGAGTTAGATTTCATGCTTCCAACCATTTCACCTGAAGTATCGACAACTTCCATCATCTTGTCTATCATGGCCTGAAGACTGTCCTTGAACGTATCAAACTTAACCTGGTTTAGTTGATCAAGTTTAGACTCAATAGTATCAACCTGTCCCATTGCAGCCAGCATTTGACTCATTGGCTTTACAGCCCCATCTGCTGAGGTCATATTATTAAGGGGGTTTTTCATTCTTGTGAGCACATCAGTTAACGAAGGGATTAACTTCTCGGATTCCTTAATTGCGTCTTCTATAGGCCCAGGAATTACGTCTCCCCAATACGGAAGCTGTCTGAAAGGCCCCTCTTTAGCCGGAGAGTTAGGCAAGAGCTTCTTGATTTTTGCAAGACCATTTTCAGCTTTTGTTTTTGCTTTTGAAAGTCCTTTTTCAATCGCGTCTCCGAGAGAGTCAAGAATCGCTTTCCCTGCTGCTGCAAATGCTGAAGCCAGTCCTTTAATTTTACCAGGAATATCAGCTACTGCTTTATAGACGGCTTGACCTTTCTCTTTGATTGTGTTTACAATTTTCGTCCATGTTTCCTTTAATTTATTATAGAGATCGGTTGTTGCGTTTTTTACCAGGTTATAGACACCCTGAGCTTTTGCATGGAAAGCTTGCAGGGCTGCAACTATGTTATCTGCTGCTGTTTTTATTGCTGCTTTTAATTTATCCCATGCTGCTTGCAGTGTCTGCTTAAACGAATTGAAGGCTGCAACCATTGTATTATAAATTCCTGTCAGCGTAGAATGCCATGCAGATAACACTGCTTTTATGGCATCTGTAACTGATTTTATTGCTGCCTTTAAAGCGTCCCAAGCGGCTTGTAGTGCTGATTTGAATGTATCAAACGCAGCTTTAACACTATTCCATATTGACTGTAGTGATGCCTGCCACCCAACTAAAGTGGCTTTAATGGCTGCGGCAGCCGCTATAATAGCTGCTTTTAAAGCGTCCCAGGCTGCCTGCAATGCTGCTTTAAACGCTTCAAATGCAGTTTTAACACCATTCCATACAGCATCAAGCGAAGCTTTCCACCCATCAAGTACGGCTTTGATAGCGTCTATACCAGCATTGAAATATTCTTTGATTCTACTCCATACTAAAGATAGGGTTGTTGCAAAGTTCTCGATTGAAGCCTTTATCTGATCCCAGGTGCTCTGAAGAGATGCATACCAACCTTCCAGTACAGCCTTTATTGCGTCTATTCCAACACCGAAATACTCTTTGATTCTTCCCCATGCCAGAGATAGAGTTGTTGCAAAGTTTTCTATTGAAGCTTTTACTTGATCCCATACGCCTTGTAAACTAGCATACCAACCTTCCAGCACAGCTTTTACTGCGTCTACTCCGACACTGAAATACTCTTTGATTCTTACCCATACAAAGAGTAGGAATGTTGCAAAGCCTTCTACTGATGCTTTTATTTGATCCCAATATCCCTGAAGTGTACTATACCATCCTGAAAGAGTTGTGGTTATTGCTGTTATTCCTTCAGAAAATGATGTTTTAATCTGATCCCAATAACCCTGCAGAGCAGTAACTATGCCATCAAAAGCTGATGAAATTGATTCTTTTATTCCATCCCAGACACCTGATAGCTTGCTTGCAGCTTCGGAAAATGCGGGCCCTATTTGTGCTACGCCTTCTTTCAGTTTAACCCACTGCTCTCCTATGAAATCAATTGCAGCTTGTGTTTTTCCCTGGATATCGAACCAGTTTTGAGTCCATGCGACCACAAGTAACGCAATTCCTGCAATTATCAAGCCTACAGGAGTCAGGATTAAACCAAGCAGTTCAATCAGTATCGGAATTACAGTGTTTACAACAATACCGATAGCTCCGGATAGAATTGAAAATGCAACACTAAGAGCTCCTGAGATAAAACCTGCAAGCGGAGTAACGACACCCATAACAGTAGTCAAAGCAGCCGCAAATCCTGGGAATAATGTGCCAACAAGGAAACCTATTACTTCTCCTATTGCAGCCCAGGATAATCCGAGAGATGAGAATATGCCTATTACAGTACCAACTACAGAGAATATAGGTGCAAGAGTTGTGATGATTCCAGCAAGGCCTACGACTAAACCAGCAGCAGCCACAGCTACTCCAGCCAGTGCGAGACCAAACTCTACAACTTTTGGATTGTCTGCAAGCCATTTCATCAGGTCAGCAATTGCGCCTGTTATTGAGTTTACAGTGTTAGCTATTGATTCACCGACACCTTTTCCACCATCACCACCACTCATGGAGCTAAACATATCGCTAAGAGCTTTTGCAATATCTCCACCTACGGATTCTAGTATAGAAACCGCGCTGTCGAATATGCTTTTGATATTATCCCACGAAGGGCCAATGTTAGCAATGAATCCCTGGATTACACCGGATGCAAAAGTAAAAGCTGCATTAAGCACATCCCATACGGGATCAAGCTTGTTGATAGCATCATTCAGGATCTTTGGAAGATCATCCCAAACTTGTTTTAACTTATCCCAGATTCCAGAACTTCCACCTGTAGCACTTGAAACTGCTGCAAGTCCTGCCTGGAAAGCTGCGACTATTGCATCCCATGATGGTTTTAGTTTTTGAGAAAGCCTCCCGAAAACCATTTCAAGTGCTGCAAATTTAGCTTCTATGGCAGATTTTATGGTGCCAAAATTCGCTGCAAAAGTTTGGAATGCACCAACTATTGCTGTAAATACAGCTTGAAGTGTCGGAGCTACTGCCACAACTATTTGAGCAATTTTAACGCTGAAACCTGCAAGCAGGCCTGTAATAGTATTGATTGCTGATGCAATTCCACTTGAAGCACCGCCTCCAGATCCACCGCTTGATATAACACCCCAAAGGGCTGTCACTACAGTTACTACACTTGATACTATTGTTTTAAGGTTTTCTGCTGATGGGCCAAGCTGTGAAAATACTGATTGAATTCCTTGAATAACAGCAACCATTGCATTCTGGATAGTCGGTGCGAATTCCATTATAATTCCGGATATCCTCTGCATGACTCCATTAATCATATCAGCAAGGCCTGAACCCATATCAGTGCCTGAAACTGCTTCGAAAACCCCGCTTAAAGTATCGCCTATTGTAGTTACTATATTACCAACAGCTTCAGCCGTAGGCCCTAATTGCATAACAAAGTCTGCAAAAGCAGTTGCTCCTTTTACTGCAAATTCCTGGATTACAGGTATAATATTTTCAAGTTCGCCTGCAATCTGTCTAACCATAGGGGATAAGGCTTCTCCGATACCGATAAACAGGTTTTCGATATCTCCACGCATTCTTTCGAGGCTACCTTCAAGAGTGTCCATCTGCTGTGAAGCAATGGTTCCTGCTGATCCTGCTGCCCCTTCAAGTTGTGTTGTATATTCTTCAACAGCTTTGGAGTTTTTAGCGAGGATTAAAGCTGCTGGTGCTGCGGTTCTATTAAATAAAGTGAAAGCTTGGGCAGTTGTCATACCTCTTTCTTGGAGTGTGCCCATTACAGCTCCAAGGTCGTTTGTAGCTGGATTTACATCTTCTACAGTCAGGCCTAAGGTTTTTAACACAGCAGCAGCTTTATCCGTAGGATTTGCGAGACTGGCAATTACACCACGAAGTCCTGTACCAGCTTGTTGCCCTTTTAAACCGTTATCATAAAGTACATCTAAGGCAGCAGTGGTTTTCTCAAGACTCATTCCTGCGGCTTGTGCGACAGGCCCTACGTAGTTGAATGAATAAGCCAGTTTTTCCATTGTAGCCTGGGATTGACCTATGGAAGTGGCAAATACATCAGCAATTCTTGCATTATCTTTAAAGCTAATTCCAAACTGGCTTGAAACTGCGACCATCGTATCCATAGTGGATGAGAGGTCAGTTTGAGATCCAGCAGCTAAATCAAGTGCAGGTTTGAGCTCGTTTGCTGACATATTGGTAACATCAACACCAGCAGAAGCCAGCGTGTACATTGCATCAGCAGCTTCTTGAGCACTGAAAATAGTTTCTGCACCTAATGTTTGAGCTACTCCAGAAATAGCTACTTTTGCTTGATCAAAGGCTGCACCTGTTTTTCCTGTAACAGACGCAGCTTGCGCTACCGAAGTCTCAAAATTACCAAAAGTTTTAATGGCTTTATCTGCACCTAGAGCGAGACCGCCTACGGCAGCAGTGGCAGCAGCAGCTCCTGTAACGAGGGCCGCAGTACCTATATTTTTAAAAGCACTACTTAACTTAGACCCTATTCCTTGGCCCATTCCGGAAAGGCTTGTTTCTATACCTTTAGCCTTATTTGCAAAAGAGTCTAATTGACTCATTGCGCTTTTTAATCCAGATGTGAGCTTTGAGGAATCTAAGTTAAGTTCAACAGTTATTTCGCCAACTGATGCCAATTTAAATCACCGTTTTTTATGTAAGTTGGATAATCAACTGCTACTGATATCCCCACCCATCATCATCGTAGCAGTGAGAGCCATCTTCTCTAATTCTTCAGGTGATTTTGGCTTCGCTTTTTGTTTTTTCGGCATGAAATCTTCAACAGAGAATGGTGTTTTTCCAGACTTCATAACTCCGTTAGCACTAAGTACTATCGCACATAGCCTGGCTTCCAACTTGTGTCTGATTTCATTGTCTAGCTCGATGTTCTCGATGGATGTAGTGATCATCATTATCGTTTCGCCAGGCGTATATTTCCAAAACGCTACCGGATCAATCTGGCAAAACTTGAATAGATTGGTCTGCATCAGATCAATCATTTCTTTTACAGTATTACACGTTACGGATTTTCCGCTTCCCCCTGATCAGTCTTCCTTGAGTTTCCTGCATTAAGGATACTGGCTTCCTGAAGGGCCTTTACAACTACTGTTGCTAAGTCTTCGAATGTGTGTTTTTCCAGATATTCATTGATAATAGGGAACAGATCTTTAGGAGTCAGATCAGGATTCATATGCAGTAATCCTGCCCAAAGAATAATTCTCATCTGTTTAGGGCCCAGGTTTTCCATAGCTTGAGCTAATTCAGCAAAAGCAGGGGTTCCTAGTCCCTCAACCATGTTTTCATAAGCTTCCCAATCATATCTCAGTTTATACTTCCCAAAAAAGGGAAGGGATTTAAGTGCTATAAGTTATCCCTCCAGTTTAAAATTAAGCTCTAAAGACTGTTATGTGATAGATAGATGCAGCTTTACTCAGTTCTTTAACCACTACATCAATTTCAGTGATTGTTCCTGCAAGTCCCAGGTTAACAGAACCGTTTCCACCAGAAGCGACAGAAACTCCGTTAACAGTAATTGCAGAACCAACTGCGGCTTGCACTGGTACAACTACAACAGCAGTAGTTCCTGTGATGACACTGCTAATGTATTTGAATTTTGCAGGATCAAATGATGGAGAAATTGACTGTCCTGTAATTGTCATGCCAGTAAGGGCTGAAGTTGATGTTGAGAACGAAGGAGCACCAGAAACTTTGACCTTTGAAGAAATTCTGAGAATCTGGTCTTCAACAACGTGGTCATACGTCTTAACAGTCCCATAGAAAGTTAAAACAGAGCCTGACGGGAATGTTACAGTGAACAAAACAGTAGCGCCTGAGGCAGCAGCAGTAGCAAGAGCCATCTGACCTGCATCACCGTCAACAGCGTTAGCTTTGATTTCACATTCTCCACCATCTTTTCTACCGGCTTTGTACTCTTTCCAATCACCACTATCCTGATTGGTGACTTCGATATCGTCCACTTCTGTAGCTGGAATTGGAACTCCATCGTCGGTGATTTCAGTGATCACATCATTACCGATTTTAACGGTAATTCCTCTGGCAACAGTTGCCTGAGATGTGGTATATACCATTTTTTAACCTCGTTTTTTCGTTTTTACTATAGTAAAGTCAGGCCATCAGCACCGAAAAATTAAGTGAATAGTTGTAGTAACCAACATTACTTTTTCCAGTGAAGAAAGCCCCATATTTTTGCTGTATATACAGGAATTTAGTATTACCAATAACTTCATTATGGACATCCCTTAAAAGTCTAATTATTCTAAATGTTTGAGCCAATGCCGTTTCATTAGAAATATTAGACACCAGGATTTGAAGGTCTAATCCAATAGGGTTAGGATCGTTTGTCACCACAGACATCGGATATAGTCCACCATAGGGTGACATGTAGATACCGTTTTCATATTGTTCATAGTTTCCAGAAATAGAAACTGTAGGAAGATCGTTAGCTTCCAAAAAATCTGCAAGATCTTCTAAAAATGTTTCTAAGGTCATAGCGCACCCTTCATTTTTGATGCAATAATTGATGTTATGTTCGAAATATTACTGTTGAAAGGATCTTCCAGATACTTTGCCCTACCATGAGGATGTTGATAATACAGAATTTCGTGCACATAAACTGCATAATCTGTGTAAAAACCGATAGTGATCTTTACCTTGTTTCCGCTTCCGCTTTCATCCATTCTTCCGGAAGCTTTTAAAGCTCCAGTATCAACAGGCACAGTTTCTTTGGCTTGATCAAAGATTTTCTGACCAACTTCATGCAAACCTTCTTGACCAGCTTTAGCCAAAGAATCCGGAAGCCTTTGAAGTTTAGACCGCACCTGCTCGTAGCCTTTCATAGTGAACCTTCTCCTGGAGCAACTTTACCAGTATAGACTTCAGTGTAAAGGTAGTCCTCTGCTTCCTCATCATATACGCGAGAAATTGACCCTATGAATGGAGAAGAGCCGTCAGGGAGTGTTATCTGATCTCTTTCGGCTACGGTGTATTCTGGAGGAATTGCGATCCATGCATCAGAAATAAAGGTGTTACCTCGAAAATCCTTGATATCTTTTATAAGCCAGGAAATTATGCATGGTACCGTTATTGCTTCTCCATATGTTCTGGCTCCGTACCTGTCTTCACTGACGAAAGGTGCTATAGTAACTGTTCTTGTCCAGTTCATGTCAAGTAGAGGCATTACCAGCCTCCTGGACGTTCAGCAAAAGCTGGATCTCCTGTAACATCAACTGGATTACTATCCAGGCCTTGGAAATAAGAATCACTTCTCGCAATTCCGGCAGGCATCGTGGATTTTCCAAAATCAGAAATCATCTTTTCTGCGCAGTCATACCATACCGAAGTTGATCCTTTAATGTCAGACCTTCCAATTTTCCAAGAAACATCCTTAACTTTCTTTTCAGTTACGACACCTGTGCCTCCTGTATTGGAAAGTACATCAAGTACAAGATAAGCTTTGTACCAAACTAAATCGGTAACAGAAAACCCTGGATCTTTTCTTTTCACTTTTTCTGCAATGAATTCTTCTAAAAGCACATAGTCTTCTGAAGAAATTGTTCCTTCAGGCCCAATAGTGTACTTGCCTTTAGAGAGGATGCGCACTGCCTGAGGGACTGTAACTGTCATTATATAGCCTCCCAGATTTTCACGGTTATGTACGTGTTACTGCTTGGAAATGTTTTTTGTACAGATGTTTTTACAGCATACACTTTTCCTTGAAAAACACCAGCATTAACAGTATGAAGAGCTGAAAACGGTACAGTGATACCTCCTTCTTCGAAAGTATATGTCGTTCCATTAACAGTTCCTCCTTGAGTACACACGATGTCGAACTCAACTCCTGCTTCGTTTTTCATGGAAAGCGTAACTACGGAATCTGTTAAATCAACACCTACACCGCCTTCTTTCAGGAGCATTCCTACATCAACAGAATCTCCTTGGCTGAGTTCTAGTTCATAAATTACCATTTGTTTATCGTCACGCTCCTGTCAGATTGATCTACTGTTACCGTTCTGTTTTTTGAGTCGATTGTAGCTGTTCTGGCTGGAAGTTCATCAAGGAATATTTTTCTCGATATGGATGAAATTGTTATTGTGCGTTCATCTTGAGAAATCACTACAGTTAACGGATATATAAGATCCCAAATGACCTTAACAACTATATTTGTTGAACTGAATAATTTATCTAAGTTGATATTGTTAGCGTTTAAGAACTCTTCAACAAGTAATATTGAGTTTGTAGATGCAAATAATCTCTTCACGAATTCAAGAACGTCATTTATAGAGTTGAATTCTTTACTGAAAAGAACATCATTAGAGCTTTCTACAAAATGATCAACTTTGATCCTGCTGTTTACGGAGAAATTCTTTTTAATGAAAACGTCATTTGTTGACGCTAGTTGTCCGTACATCTGGAGATCATTCGAGCTTACAAAGTTATTGAGAAGATTTATATCATTATGGCTTGACTTTATAGAGTGCAGCCAGAGCGTGTTTTTAGAGGCCCATACTTTGTAAACTATAATGTCTTCTTCTGATGTCCAGGATTTTGTAAGTCTGACATCGTTTCTTGAAATCTTTAAATTCATTCTATGCATGTCGCTACTTGCAGCAAACTGAGCTAATACACCAATATCATTAGTTGAAGATATGACATCACTATATGCAATATCTGAATAAGATTCAAAGGCTTTTGATATTTGAATATTATTGGAGCTTACAAATTGTGTCCAAATAATACCCATAATTCCATTATAACTTGAGAAATGCTTGTAGAGCAGGATATCATTTGTA